GATCGACGCGGTTCGGGTTGAATTTGTGGCCGGGTACGGGTTGGCGGCTGATGTGCCGGAAAACATTTGCCATGCGTTGCTTTTGCTTGTGGGCCATTGGTATCAAAACCGGGAAAACACGAGCGAAACCGCTTTGCAAACCATTCCGCATGGCTTTGAGATACTGCTGAATAATCACAGGCTTTCTTGGTATGGGTAGCGCAGGCAAGCTTGACCGCCAACTGCAATTCCAGCGTTTCACAGCCACAGATGACGGCTTTGGCATGGTTGAAACGTGGGCAAACCACGGCGGGCCTATCTGGGCTGGCAAGACAGATGTGTCAGACGGGGAACGCTACCGGGCAAGTGAGGTTTCAGCCTCGATCACAACGCGCTTTATGGTGCGCTGGTCATCTTTCACGCGGGACATTACGCCAAAGGATCGGCTGACCTGTGAGGGTTTTGCTTATGATATTTCGGGCATAAAAGAGGGCAAGGGGCGGAGGCAATGGCTTGAGATCACAGCAGCAGCCCGGGCAGACCAATGAGCGTTACATTCCAAACGACCGGGTTTGCCGAACTGGACCGCGCGCTTGCCGAAATTGAAAAGACCGCCACAGCCAAGGCCGTAATGCGGCGCAGCTTAAAGAAGGCAGCGCAGCCCATGGCGGATATATCAAACTCGATTGCGCCGGATGGGCCAACCGGGAATTATTCCAAGTCCTTCAAATACTCCACAAAATTGAGCAAGCGGCAGGCCGGACTGCATCGCAAGATGTTTAGAAATGACAAGGCGGCTATTGAGGGCTTTGTGGGCACAAGCGACCCTGCGGGCGTTCAACAGGAATTTGGAAACCAAAACCATGGCCCACAACCTGCGCTTCGTCCTGCCTTCGACGCCGACAAAATGGCGCTACTTGATCGGCTTGGCGCGGAAATGTGGGCAGACATCAGCAAGACGGCTGCGCGGGCTGCTAAAAAAGCGGCGAAGGGGTAAGCGATGGCAAGAATGAGCAATAGTGAATTCGTTATCCGAGCAGCTGCACAGGCGTTGTCAGATGATCTGTTTTGGAGGATTTGGCCAAAACCAAAACGCAAAAAGGACGGAACGTGGCATAGCTTTCACAAGGGCGGCGTGGGCTTTGTCGGTGATACGGAGCAAGAGGTTTTAGAGGCATTGCTTGGATACCGTGCCGACATGTCAAGGCGATCTGTGCCTTTGATTTGGTGCTGAAATGGAAGAAATTATTCGCGCAACCCTGCTGGCATCCAGCGGGGTCACTGCACTTGTCGGCACGCGCATCAACTTTGGCACGCATCCGCAAGGCCAGCCCATGCCCGCAATCGTGCTGAACACGATAAGCGACATTGGCGGATACCTCATAGCAGAGCCGGACGGCATGTCAGAGGCCCGCATACAGGTTGATGTGTACGCTGGCACCTATGGGGCCGCAAAACGACTTTCCCGCGCTGTGAACGCCGCTTTGAGTGGTTACAGCGGCAACGGGATACAGGGTGTCTTTCGCGCGGGTTCGCGTGACAGCCGCGAGGGCGGATCGAACGAGGCAGATCGGCCTTATCGGGTATCGCTTGATTTTACCGTAACTTACTCAATCTAGGAGGCCACAATGGCTAGCAAACAAATCATCGCCTATGGGGCCACCGTTGAGCGGTCCATCGACGCAGGCACTACATACATCGAAATCCCCGAATGCAAGGGCGTTGCAATCCCTATGGTCGAAACCGACTATCAGGACGTGACCAGCCTCGACAGCCCCAACGGGTTCCGCGAGTACATCAAGGGCCTGAAAGATGCGGGCGTCATTTCCGTGCCGTGCGGTTACACAAGCGCAGGCTACACGCAGCAGCTTGCAGACCAAGCCCTGACAGCGCCCGTGCTTTACCGCACCACGCTTAAGGTCGCCGTTGGTCAATCGACTGGCGATGTGTTCACCTTCTCCGGCTTTCCAACGCCGCAGGTTGAAGGCGGCGATATTGGCGCGCCCATCGAGATGACCATTTCCATCCGCACCACGGGCGATGTGACTTGGGTAGCAGGGACCGCCGCATGAATACCCGGCGCGGCGTTATCAGCTTTGAATCGGATGGCGTGCCGTATTCGGCCCGCCTATCCACAAATGCCATGGTCAAGTACCAGGATGAAACGGGCGAAAACATCCTTGACGCCTTCAAGGTTCTGCAAGAGGGTAACGGCGACATCAAGCGGTTGCGGGATATTTTCTGGTGCATCGTCCAGGGCGATCACAGCAAGGCCGCAATTGGCGACTTGATGGACGACCTAAGCGTCAATGAGGTTGGCCGAATTATTGGCGAAACCACAACGGCAGCTTTCCCCGATTCAAAGGGTGAGGCGGATGGCGCGGAATCCAAGCCGGGAAAAAAAAGCAAACCGGCGACCTGATCGGTGAGTTGCTTGCGTCTTGGCTGGAGCATGGCCGGGACTATGATCAATTCTGGCAACTGACCCCGCGCGAGATCCACATGATCTTAAGCGGCGAAGTTGCCAGAATACAAAACGAAAGCAATCTGGCGCGACAACGCAACTATGAGTTGGCGACCCTGATCAGCTATGCGTTCAACGACCCTAAGAATATGCCGTCCTACAGCGATGGGCAGAAGAAGGCCGCGCCCGATGTTTCGGACGAATTGGCGCAAATACAGGTGCGCAGCTTTTTCATTGCCATGGCGGGCGGGGTTAAGGCCGGGTGACGGCTTTGCGGATGTCCTTCAAGACGGTCAGAATTTCCGCAAAAACGTAGGTTGTGACGCCTGAAAAGGCGATGATCGCACTTGGGTAAATCCCGAGTTTGGGCTGCTGATCTGCAAGCTCGGCAAAAACGGCGTCAACAAGTGCCAGCCCACCAAGAAGCATGAGCAAGACAGCCGCGCCCATTAAAAATTTGTCCATCCCGACCTCCAAAACCCCAAAGCACCACGTTCGATAGGAATGGGGGGCACGTCAACCCCTGAAAGGCCGTATTTATGAGCAGCGTCGTTGGCTCCCTAAGGGTAAATTTGGGTTTGGATTCCGCCCAATTTGAAAGCGGTTCCAAAAAGGTCAAAAAACAATCATCCGTAATGCAGGCCGGGTTTGCGTCTTTGGCAAAATCGCTTGTGGGTCCGATTGCTGCAATGGCTTCAGCAGCGGGGGCGATGGCGCTTGTCGGTCGCGGTGCTGCTGACATTGACAAGGTGGCAAAATCAGCGCGGCGCTTGGGTGCTACGGTCACGGGTTTCCGCGCGTTGGAACTTGCTGCGGGCGAAGCGGGCGTTTCGCTTTCCGCGCTGACGGATGCTGTCCAAACCATGGATCGGGAAATTGCGAAGGGCAGCAAGGGCGCTTCGGATTCACTCAAAAGACTTGGCTTGTCTGCCCGCGCCCTTACTGGCCTTGATGCCGATGAAAAGATCGCGCTGATTGCTGACAAGATCAAGGAAATGGGGCTTTCTACCGGGCAAGCATCCGTGGTGCTGCAAGAGTTTGGCATTCGCAACAAGGAAATGGTCCTTGCCGTAATTTCCGGCGGCGATGCAATGCGCGCGGCGCGTAAAGATATTGAGGATTACGGTCTTGGGCTGTCATCCATACAAACGGACGGCATCGAGGCGGCAAATGACGCTATCGGGCGGCTTGGCCTGATCGGGCAATACGCTGCGCAAGAAATGTCTCTGGCCTTTACCCCGGCGATGGGCAAGGCGGCGCAGGCAATGACTGACAGCCTGCGCGAGGGTGGGTTGTTGCGCAATGTTATTGACGGGCTTATCGGCGCGATGAAGTTTATGGGCGAGAACGCCAACATCGCGGCATCTGCTATTGCGATTATGGCGGCAACGGCAATTCCGGCTGCTGTGGCTGGGCTGGGCAATATGGTGTTTGGTTTTGCAGCGGCCACCACGGGCGCGGGCTTGCTGACTGGCGCGCTTACCTTGTTGCGGGCGGCAATTGCGCTTGCGGGCGGGCCTTGGGGCGTACTGGCTGCGGCTGTAGCTGCGGCGGGCATCGCTTGGTATAATTTCAAGCCCGCCATTCAAGGGGCGACAGATGCTATCGGGGTGGCAACCGGGGCGCATGATGCCTTGAACGCGGCTCTAAATACCTTCAACACCGAACGTTCCCCCGCTTCAAAAACTGCCCTCATTGATCAAGCTGTGGCAACGCGGGATTTGGCAAGGGCTGCGTTGCAAGCGGCGGCAGGGCAGCTTGCCCTAATGGAAGCTGAGGCGCTTCGGTTCAAAAATGCACCCATGGAAGAGCGCGGCTTGCTTGGGGATATGGTTGACGACAATCTGACAGAAGAGATTGCGGCGGCGGCGGCTGAAATGGATCGCTTGCGGGCGATGGTTGATGATGCGCAAGCAGCACTGGAACGCTCTGGCGCCGCGGCGTCTGTTCTTGACAGCACCCTTGGCGATGCAAGCGTCACCGCGCAAACCCTTGCCAAGGTCGATATGGCTGGGGAGATTGGTCGCGCGTCCGCAGAGGCTTACAATCTCGCATCCGCTTTGGGTATCGCGCTGGGTGTTGCGCAGGCGATTGCCAACGAGGGCAAGAAGGCCGCGCCTAAGCTGGGTTTTGGCTTGGCTGGGGCGAAAGACCCTATCATCGGCGGTGTAAAAGGGCTGACGTTTGGCAGTAATCCCGGTTCCGGCGGCACCCGCGACGGTCTTTCCCCAATTAAAATCAACGCGGTTGCCAAGGCATTAGGCGGCGGTCTTGCAAAGGCTGCGAAGGATGCGGCTTCGGAAATCAGCAAGGCAGACGATGCCGCAAAAGCCCTGCAAGCCGAATTTGACCGCCCGATGATCAGCGCGATCGACGGCGTATCAAACGCATTCGGCGACTTCCTTGCGGGCGGGCTGAAAGACTTTGGCGGGTTTGTTAAATCCATCGTCGGCAGCTTCAAGCAGATGCTTTCGCAGATGATTGCCATGGCGGTAAAAAACCGCATCATGATTGGCCTTGGCTTTTCGGGCGGCGGCATCGGCGGGGCAGGCGCGGCTCTTGCTGGCGCGGCTGGGGGTGGCGGGCCATTGGGGATGCTCGGCAGCTTGGGCGGCGGCGGCGGGATGCTGGGCGGCATTGGCGGCGTTCTGG